CGGCAGTGCCCCGTGGTCGAGTTCGATGCCGTCCTCCATGACACGCACGGAGGCCCACCCGGTGCGCGCGAGCGAGAGATCGAGTGCGGCGATGTGAATCGGAAGGCTCATGATGCAAGCCCCCAGATCGTCCAGATCATGATGAGGGCAAGCGCCCCGAGTGCAACGTATAGGGCAATCCGCATGAGGCGGTCGATCTCTGACTCGTGCTTCATGTCTGCGGTCCCGTGAGGTCGTCGGACGAGACGCGGAGCGCCTGGGCGATTGCGGCGATGTCCTGAGTGGTGAGTCGCTGGCGTGCATACATGCGACGATGCAGCCATGGACGTGGCTTGCCGAGTCGCGTCGCGAGTTCGCCGGGCTTCACCTGTTTGCGGCCCATGACCGCGCGAATGTTCGCCGCCACGAACGCGGAGGAATCCTCCGTGAGCTTCTGTTCCGCGTACGTCAGTACGGTGGGCTTTCGATTGGTCATGCCGTACATCTTACGCATCGCGCATGACAGATGTATCATTGTCATGCGGTAGGGGCGCGCAAGCGAGTCGCTAGCAGTGCACATGCGAATGGCTAGATCGGGATGGAACGTCCCCCGGTATGGGCGCCTACCGGAGGTGACGCGTCTCCTGATCGGCCCCTACTGCAATCAGTCGAGGTCGGGCAGCACAACGAGCGTGAAGTACGAATCGGATGGAACGGTGCTCTTGACAGAGGCGAACGTCGTTAGCTCGATCTCTACGTCATACGTCCCCGGAGCGAGTGTGCCGGTGAGCGTGTGGGTGACCTTGCCGTTCACCGGGTCCGAGATCGCGCCGGACAGGACGATTGCCGCAGCGTTCGGATCCCCGGCGAGGCGAGCCACGATGCGCAGGCTGGCGACGGAACTGAGATCTACGACGACCCCGGCGCTATCGCTGACCGTGAACGTCACAACGTAGGTGTCGCCGGCCTTGACCGTTGTCGTCATGTCGAGTCCTCCTCCAGACGGTATCCGGGCGTGTCCGCGGTGAGTCCGCGCTCCGGAACGCTCGCGCTAACTCCACGGTACGGTGTCGTCGCACTCAGCCCCCGGTACGGCGTGGTCGCGGTGAGTCCGCGAGCCGGGATGCTCGCGCTGAGATAGAGATTCGCCGGCAGACTCTCGAACTGCGGGACCAGTGCCGCGGTCTGCCCTGCGAGCGTGAGTGCTGCGACATCCAGTGCGCGTGATGCCGTGCCCGAGCCGGCGAACGCTGGCGTGAGAGCGGTGAGCGTGAGTGCGGCAACGTCTGCCGCGATAGTGGCCGTACTGGAGGGAGCGAAGACCGTGTTCTGTCCAGTCAGCGTGAGGATCGCTGGATCGACGGCCGCGACAATGGGTCCGCCGGAGAGGGATCCTGTCTGTCCGGACAGGATGAGCAACGCCGTATCCACGGCGACAGTCGCCGCGCCGGTTCCGGATAGAGCCGGGTCCTGTCCAGCGAGCGTCAGGATCGCCACGTCGGCGGTGATCGATGCCGCGCCTCCGGTGATTCCAGGTGTCACGCCCCCGAGTACGAGCGCGGCCGTGTCGAGAGCAACCGAGCCGACGCCGGTCCCGGCGAGTGTCGAGTCCTGTCCCGCGAGCGTCAGAGATGCCACGTCTGTGCTTACCGAGGCGGCGGCGGATCCACTCAGAGTCGGCGTCTGTCCAGCCAGCGAGAGGATCGCCGTATCGACGGCGATGGAGACTCCACCGGTACCGGCGAGGGAAGGATCCTGTCCGGCGAGCGTGAGCGTAGCTGAATCGACGGCGACGTTCGCGCCGCTACTGAGCGTTGATGTCTGTCCGCTGAGTACGAGTACGGCCGTATCGGCGGCGATGCTCACGACCCCCGAGCCGGCGAGCGTCGGATCCGTGCCGACGAGTGCGAGCGCGGCCGTATCGGCGGCGGCGGTCAGAGCCCCCGCGGACTTGTAGGCGACGGCGAGACCGAAGGATGTCGAGTTCGACACGTCCACGCTGAACTCTGTGGAAGCACCCGACGCCACAACGTCGGCGCCTGAGTGTGACGTCGTGCTGGAGTAGACATCCTCATCGAAGCGTTCGTTTCCGATGCTCCAGACGAATATGGCCGCCGCGTCGCCGGTCGTGAAGACAATGCCGATCACCTGATCGTCGGCGGTCGTCGTCACAGTCATGACGACTGGGTCCCCGCCGCCCGAATCCCACTGACCGGTCGGCACGCCGCCGACATACGTCCACACCCCGATACCCATGCCCAAGCAAACCCCGTCGGCGGTGACGACGACATCGGCGGTAGTACCCGTGGGTACGATCGCGGACGCGAATGCGAGACGTGCCGTGCCTACCAGCACGTCGGTCGCATCGATCGTCGCGGAGACGCCGCCGACGGTGACTGAGTTGATAGCGCGCGCCGAGTTCGTGCTGATGCCGACAATGACGCGGCGGTCCGATGCTGCCGTGCCGATCGGGGCGGTCGGGAACGTGTAGCTGCTCTGGTCGGCGGCGTTGACTGCCGACGTCTGGAACACCACCCTCCCGAGACTCGGAGACTGCCCGGCGAGTACGAGTCCGGCCGTGTCGGCGGCGATGGAGATCCCGCCTGTGCCGCCGAGGATCGGGTCGACGCCGAGCAGGCTGAGCGCTGCGCTATCGACGGTAACGTTGCTCGCGCCGCTGGAGAGCGTGCCAGTGTCGCCGGTGAGTGTGAGCGTGGCCGAATCGACCGCGATGCTCAGCGTTCCGGATCCGGTGAGCGTGCCCGTATTCCCGGCCAGGACGAGCGTCGCTGTGTCTGCGGCAACCGTGCCGCTCCCTGAGCCGGCGAGCGTCGGGTCCGGTGCAGCGAGTATCAGCGTGGCCACGTCTACGCTGATCGATCCGACGCCGGTCCCGGCCAGTGTCGAGTCCACTCCGGCGAGTAGCAGAGCCGCGGAGTCGGCTGTTGCGCCCGTCGCACCGGTGGACAATGATCCGGTGTCTCCGGCGAGCGTGAGTACTGCGCTGTCCACCGGCACGGAGACCACGCCGGTCCCGGCGAGGATCGGGTCCGGGCCAGCGAGGAGGAGGGCGCCGACATCCGATGCGACCGACGCCACACCCGTGCCGGCGAGGGCGGGCGTCTGACCCACGAGCAGTAGCGTCGCGGGATCAGCGGTCGCCACCGTCGGCGCGGACAGCGCGCCGGTCTGACCTGCGAGCGTCAGCGTTGCGACATCCACCGAGACGGAGATCCCGCCTGTGCCGGCGAGCACGGGCGTCTGTCCTACGAGCGTGGCCGTCGCGGTGTCCGCCGCATTGGATGAAGCTCCGGTTCCGGCGAGCGCCGGTGTCTGTCCTGCGAGGGCGATCGCGCCCGGATCGGCCGACACATTCACGCCCGAGCTCGTGGCTGCGAGTTCGGCTGCCGCCGTGACGCTATCGCCTACTCCCGTTCCACTATAGGTCTGCGGAGTGGTGGTGGTCGTGATGAACTGGGCACCGCGTCCGCCGATGTTCGTTACGCCACTACCGCCGGTCGTGTTATTGCCGCCAATAGAGGTCCATGCCGTGGTAGGTATCGAGGGATCTTCGTGACCGATTCCGCCGACGAGGAGATTCCCGATTACATGATTCGACCCGAATGTCGAGGTCGGCGCACCGGCCGTGTCGGTATCCGTAGTCGTCTGGACGACCGTGAGATCGACGCCGGAAAACTCGGCAAGGCAACTCACCTTCGCGGTGACGCTCGCAGACAGTGTGACGGCGAAGCTCTGCGAAGCGCCCCACGCCACAGAGGTCCGGATGCCCCATATTTCGGCGCGCAGACCTGCGCCCGAGCCAGACTGCGGCGAGTCCACCGAGACGAGCTTCACCCAGCTATTCGTCTCCCCGCCGGGCTTCGCGATCGAAGACACCGTGGGCGTGGTCGTGCTCAAGTTGTCGAAGAAAATGAACGCGATCAGAACGTTCCCGGTGACCGGCCCGGTCGTCGTGGTGGAGATATTGAGATTCGCCGCGCCGGCGGTCTTGATCTGGTTGCTCGCATGGTTACGAACGTGTACGACCGTCACGGGGTGTCACCCCCCCCCTCCCTTGGGGACGGGGCTTACGACGCGCGAATCAGATCGGTGATCGTCAGCGTGAGATCGGAGCCGTTCGTCGGCACGACCGAGCCGAACAGAATGAGACCCATGAGCAGACGCGTCGTGTCGGTCGTGTCCGTCGTCGCGTCATACCAGAACGCGCCGTAGATGTTCGTACCGGCCGTCGCCGCCGTCCAGACGACATCCGCCGCGTCCAGGTTGGCGCGGTTGTTCGTGTCGTCCTCAGCCACGACCGAGCGCGACAGGTTCTTTCGCGAATACCAGCCCGCAGAGACCTCGGTCGCGAGCGCGAGGAGATCCGTGACGGTGTTGAGATCCTGAATCTCGGCCTCGGTGTCGATCGCGGCTGGGATGGATGCACCCGAGAGTAGACCGAGTCGGATCAGCGTTGCGCCTGCGTCATCCCAGTGCCCCTGTAGGAGCAGGAACTTGCCCTTATTCGTAAGCCAGTGCGTCATGGTCGTTCAATTCCTTCCAGTGGTGGCGTCTACGCGCTAGTGACCATTGTGGGTCACGATCGCGTAGGCGTTGACATCCGCGCGCGCGGGAACGGCATTGTCCACAGCCGGGTTGGCGACATCGCTTGCGGTCTGCGTCAGTCGCACGGCCACGCCGATCTCGACGGCGAGCGCGTTGAGCACAGAGACACCGATGAGCGAGAGCGTCGCGAAGTCCGGGACGAATGCGCCGCGCTCAAGTACGGCGACGACGACGAGCAAGCCGCCGAGTGCGGCGTTCAGTCCGGTCTTGAGCAGTCCCGGCCACGGTCCTCCGGAGAGCGGCACGAGGTACGTGACCGCCGGCGCGATCATGAATGCGACGAGCGACCATGTCTCCAGAGTGGTGAAGTGGTTGTCGGCCGCGTACAACTGGAGTGTGCCGACGCTCGCCAGCACGAACTGCATGATCGGCGCGAGGTACTTATTGAGAGCGTTCATGATGGGGTTCCTTCCCGGTTGGATATTACAGTGCCGCAGGTGACGCGCTGTGAGCGATTCTGCGGGTGTCAAACCCATGGTCTAGTGGCATCGTGCGGACCTGCTGCTGAAAACCGCCCTGGCCGTCACTGGGCGCGGGCGGGTTGGGGTTCCAACTCATGGCAGGATCACGGCAACCGCCGCGACGATGATACCGACCACGCCGAACAGGGCGGCCACCGACGTGCCGACCCACAGCCCGATGTTGCCCGAGCGGCTGGTCGCTTCTATGACCTGTGTCTTCTGTCCCTGAGCCTCGTACTGTGCGCGCGACAGATCATCAATGCGGCGCTGGATCGGTTCGACCTTCGCGTCGAGTGCCATCCGGAACGCATCCGCCGTCGTGGACACTTGCAGTGCCAGAGTCGCGGCCTGCTGATTCGCGACCTCCGACGCCCGCTGCACCGCCGCGACATCCACCGCGCGGATCGCGTTGATGCGCTCCGACTCGGCCACGCGGAGCTTGTCCTCATACCCGGCCATAAGCTCGGCGCGTTCGCGGGCATGCTTGGACTCCATCTCGCGCAGGTCATCCTGGCGCTGTATCGCAGCGCCGACCAGGTCTAGGACGTTCCTTGTCGGATCGATGACCGGCTCGTTGTTCCGGTCGGTGGACGGTCCCTGCGAGCCATCCCCAGCATTCCGATCAGCCATCAGCGCAGCCCCTCAGCTAGACATCGTGATGACCCTCTCGACGCTCAGGGCGCCGGGGCAGAGGGTCGCCGGATTGTAGTCCCTATGCGTGCGGATGTGATTGCGATCGATGGCGAAGCCGTTATATGTCTCGTCCATCCACTTGACGACCTGTACGACCGTGGCATATGCCGCATCCGAAATGAGCCACGACTCGGCGGTCGTGCCGCCTCGAACCGAGTTGATGATCTCGATCGTGATCGCGATGTCGTCCACGGCGTTGCCCGTGGTGTAGGGGCGGATGCGCGGGTCCACGATGCCCCATGCCGTACCGTCCACATCGATGCAGATAGTGCAGGACACCTGTCGAGGTGGGCCGAGATCGAACAGCGGCAGCACGACGTTGATATCCGTCTCACCCGCGTGATGCAGTACGAGCTTGACATCAGGGCATTCCTCCAGGCTCCGGGTGCGAGGCTCCGCGTCGAGTGTCGGATGGAATTTCGTGACGAACGACGGGAACGCACCGCCACCCCCTCAGGTCGGCCCCACTGCCTCCTTCGCATCCTCGACGCCCTCACCGATCGCGGCGAGCGCGGCCAGTAGTGCCGGCACGTCGATCGTGATGACCGGCGGAGGCGGAGGAGGCGGAGGCGGAGGAGGCGGAGGCGGTGCCACGTCATAGCGGAGAGCCGTGAGATCCTTCGCGATGTTGAGATCCGTGTCGAACGCGCCGCCGGCAGTGTGGCCGATCTTGAACTGCACGACCGTCGCCTCCGGCCACCACTTGATCGTCGGGTTACGTGTCCCGTCGAGCGTGGCGATCCAGAGCTTGTGACCCTCGTCTCGCACGGGCGACCAGTCATGCAGGCCCATCAGGTTCCGGTTCAGGTAGATGAGGAAGCATGCGCCAGCGAACGTCTTACGGAACTCCCGCGTGAATTCGAGAACCTCGAACGGCGTGTACGCCGGCACGCCGTCGATCGCCTCGACATCCAGCGCGAAGATGTCGCCCTTGATGACGTGGATGTTCTTGGCAAAGAACTGCGCGCCCGACGTTGGGGTCACACCGTTCTTGTTTCCGTTCATCCAGTAGTGCCCGGTGATGCCATTCAACACCAGGCGCGCCCGCCCGAGTTGCGCGAAATAGTTCGGTGCCATGTATGGACTGTCGCCAGCGTTCGCGCCGCCTGCCTTGAGGATCGTGAAGTCGCCACCCGCGGCGTAGAACAGCGGGAATGCGAAGTCCCGCTGTGAACTGCCGAGATCCACGCCGGCGAGCAGAAGCTCGCCCTCGGGGAACAGCCCTGGCGGCGGAGGCGGCGGCGGCGGGGGAGGGCTGACCTTCGGGTACCCGGCCGCCACCGCGCGCTCGAATGCCTGCCAGGTGAAGTCACCCGGGATCCCGTCGACCGGGCCGGTATAGCCGAACAGCGCGGCGAGGAACGTCTGGAGTGCGATGTACGTGTTCGGCCCCGGGTCGCCGTCGACCGGGCCCGTGTAGCCGTAACCCTGAAGGAACGTCTGCCAGGCGATCCAATTGACTGTGGGCACCGGCACCACGGGGGTTAGCTGCGTGGTCAACCAAGCGTTCAATCCTGCCTCGCCGTTGGGCCCGAACTCTCCGTCGATCGGGCCGGTGTAGCCGCCCTTCTGAGCGACCTGCTGGAGGCCCATATACGTGTTGATCCCGGGCTCGCCGTCCAGAGGGCCGCCATACAGACCCACACGCTGGAGCCACGTCTGGATGGCGGTCCAGCTATTGACGCCGAGGTCGCCGTCGATCGGGCCGGTGTAGAGCCCACCATTCGCGACATATTGCTGGAGTTTCTTCTGCGTGTCCGCACTGAAATCGTAGATGACCACTGTTCCACCGCCACCGGCGGTGCCCCCAAAGGTCAGGAATGGCACGGGGTCGATGACCGGCACGACGCCGGGGTCGCCGTCCTGCCACGATGCGGTCAGGTGCAAATGCGTCCCGACAGTGGACGTACCGGTGTTGTCGGCGTAGCCCACGCGGTCGCCCGTCCCCACCCAGACGCCATAGCGAAGATGAGTGCGCGCCTGCATGTGGCAATAGCCGAGGTAAAGGTTGCGGCCATCAGAAAGGGTGTAGCGGATCACGACCCACCATCCGAGCGCGTTCGACCAGCCCTCGGAAGTGCAGACCCCTGAGCCGGATGCTGGGATGACCTGGCCGATGCTGCATTGGAAGTCGGCGCCGCGGTGTGGACCGAGACCCATGTCCTTACGCCATTGGGGCCACTCGCCAAAGGGCGATGTGACTACCTGGAAGGGTGCGAGGAGTGTCATGAGAATTCGCTCTCTCTTTCTTCGACCGACTGGAAGTCTAGCCGGCGATGCTGCGTTATTCGGTGAGGGTGGGGGTGGTGTAGCGCACGGTGTCTTTGATCGTCTTCGTGCGGATGCGACGGATTGTCTTCCGCGGGAGATCCCCAAGCTCCACCGTCTCGGCAGTGCCGTTCTCCCACTCGATCCAATCGGAGAGATCGACCCAGTCGTGCCCCCAGGTGGTCGAATCGTTGTCGATCCAGCGCCGGAAGTAGACACCCATGCCCTCGCGAAGCGGCCAGGTGTGCCCCGTCACCCGGATCTTGAGCGGATGGAAGAGACGGCCGCGGAAGTAGACCTCATTCGTCTGCGACACGAGATCACGCGCCGGATCGTAGATCCAGACGAAATCGCCGCAGCGGACGTAGGGGCTGATGTCGTACTCCGTTGACGCCGCTGTCACGGCTTCATGGGCGCGATGGAAGCGGCCGAACTGTGCGGGCGCCATCGTCGCGCCAGCGGAGGAGGTGCCGAAGTCCTCGATCGCACGGGTCATCTCGATCGCCAGCCCGTTGACGTTGCGGTAGGGGACATCCTTCGCCTGCTCGCCGCCCAGCGATGCGGTCGTGAGCACCGGCGTCGCCTCATCGCCGGTGTAGTAGTTGACCTTCTGCGTCCAGTCCTGTAGATCCTGCTCCACGTTGAACGATGCGCCGACGCCGAGCACGTCGAGATCCCTCATCTGCGTCGAAGTCTCGCGGAGGATCATCGCGTTCGGAGTGGTGCGGAACAGGTTCGCAACTGTATCGATCCAGAGTTGGAATCCGAGATCGTCGTAGCCGACCTTCCATTCGACGCCGAAGAATGAGCACACATCCGGGAGCACTTCGATCGCGACCTCCCGGACCACGTCACGCGTGAATGGTCCAGCCATCGACGCGCCAACACCGGACCAGCCCGGCGGCGTGAGGAGCGTCCGCCAGTTCGTGAGCGTCGTCCCGTAGTCGTTCTGTTCGAGGAGTGCGCCCTTGCCGTCCTCATCGCCCAGCCACATTGCGAGTCCCGGCCCACCGAACTGGTAGAGCGAGGGTCGGTGCCGGAGCACGCCGATGTAGCGCGCGGACTTGAGCCGATCGAAGTCGATCGTCTCGTCCAGATTGGCCCGAGTCGACGTGACGACGATGTGGCCGAACCCGAAGCGCTTCACGTCGATCGCAGCGAGGACCGAGAGAGGCGTGTCCGGCCTGAACTGGAGATCCCATCGTCCCGTGCCCATCAGCCGTTCAGTGACGCTCATATAGCCACCACATCATCCGTCTGTACAGTCGACATGAAATACGCTTGGACCTCGCGGAGATAGCGTCCCTGATCGCCGGAGATACCCGCAGAGAGCATGCCAAATGCGAAGTCCCAGACCACCGGGTCCGGATCCGTCAGCGGCTTCCAGCCGTCGGTGTCCTGCTCGATCTGGAGCGGCGCAACGAACCAGTACGTCGGCGCACCGGATCGGGTCCATTTCAGCGAAGTCGTGTTCGGCGCGGTGTAGTAGTCGTACATGTAGATCGTCGCGTCCGATGCGCTGTCGTCGCCGTCCCAGAACGCATCGACGGTCGCGCCGAGTTCGCACTGGAGTCCGGTCATATCGACGGTGTTGCCCGTCGCCCATACAGCGCCGCCCGAGTTGCCGGTGACGTCGATCGAGAATCGGTGCGTTGCGGACGCCGGCGAGGTCGCGGACCAGGTGATCCGCGTCCACACGTTCGCGGTCACGGCGAAATCGGCGGAGACCGCGGAGCCGATGACGGCGCCGCTGCTGTTGCGCCACTGGACGCGTGCGCGCATCGAGCGCGAGACGGAGACCCGGACCCACGCGGCGAACGTGTACTGAGTCGAGTTCGCGAGTCCGTTGTTCGGACTCGTCGTGCCGACTGCGCCGTGCTCGACGCCGAAGCCCTGCGTGGCGTGCGCGCCGGTTGCGGTCACGCGGTACGCCGTCGTGATCTTGCCACTATCGACGGAGACTCCCGTGATGCGTCCGGTCGCGGTGCCCGTGGCCGCAAGCCGATCCCAGTACGTGGCATCGAGCAGCGCCCGCGAATTCCACACGTACTGCTTTTCGACCAGCGTGCCCGCGGACACCCACGCGCCTTCACGTCGCCAGCCGTAGTTGGTGAGGTGGTTCGGAACGTCGATGCCGGGGTACGCGCTGCCGGTGCCCGACGCGCGACGCATCCGGCATGCGAAAGTGCGCGAGCCGCGTCGGCAAGTGATATCGAGGAACACCGGCCACTTAGCATCGCCAGTCCCGACGTGCATCCCGATCCGGATGATGACCTCCTCGGCCGAATTCTTGAGGATCGTCATCGTGTCCGGACCCGTGAATACGTCCCGCGGTGTCGTCGGAGAGGTGTCTCCGAGCAATGTGATCGGGATCGGATCGCTCCAGGCAGTACCGCTCCATCCGCGCATCTGGAGACCCATCTCATCGACACCCCGGCTGGGATCCAGCATCAACTCGATCGCGCCGTTCGTGAGTCGCCAGTTCTCGTTGTATTGCCACGTGAGGGGGACCTGCCGACCCTCGATGGGGAAGCCGTCGACCTCAAGTCGCGCGGATCCGTAGTAGTACGCCCACGGATCGATGTTGCGGACCCAGAGCGCGACCTCGCCTATCGAAGGACCCGAGCCGCCGGTGATGGAGCCGATTACGGCGCTTGTGCCGCCTGGATCCGAAGTGAGATATGTGTGCACCGGACTCTGATTCGAGTAGACCCCATCCTTCACTTCGTAGGCGTAGGACCACTGAGTGCCCACACTGGGCGTCCCGAGATAGACGACCGCCGTCTGATCATGGACATTCGTCCGTACAAAGAATTGGTACGTCGTCTGGATCGCCGGCTGACCGTAGCCCTGCACCCGCTGCAATGTGGCCGTGAAGTAGAACAGCCCATCGAATGCGAGATCCGGGTCCGGAGTCACCTGTGCGGCGACGACACGGTAGTACCCGTCCGCCGTCCGATCGTCATCCCATGTGACTGCCACGAAGCGCTGGTCCGGCGATTCGAGATAGCCGAGCAGCATCTGCCGGTACGCGTTCGCGCGCAGCACGGAGCCGCCCTCTCCGAGCGACGGGGTGCTGAATGCGACCTGTACTGTCTCGCCGTTCTGATCCCAGACCGACACGTCATCGATGTCGGTATCCAGTCCGATCCTGCCCAACGTGAAGTTCGTCACGAAATGCTCCGCTCGTGCTCAATCAACGCCCGCGAAAGCTCACGACCGTCGACCTGGAGGATGATCGGCTGCAAGACCTTCTCGGTCGTCGCGGTCGGTGAGATCTTCGTCGTCTCCGGCGGGTTGCCCTTCGGTGGCTTCATCATGCCGTAACCGAACATACGCGCGACCGTCTGGAGTACCGTCTCCGCATTGTCGCGCTTGCCGGAACCGAGCGGGATGTATGCCTCACCGCCGGTCGCCGGCTCATTCCAGACGCGCGTCTGTCCGAATGATGCGATCTGCGCCATGTGATTCTCGCGGATGCGTCCCCAGGTGCCCGCGCCGGCGAAGTGCAGCGGTCCGCCGGCGATGCCACCGTTCGCGAATCGGATGCCGCCTTCCGCGAGACCCTCGACGCCGTGAATGTATGCGCGCAGCGAGATCGTGCGGTTCTGGTACGACGCGATCAGACTATCGAGTCGCCACTGGGCGCTTGACGTATCTGCGAAGATCCGGATCTCGCGAGCGCTCGGCATCCTGTAGACGCGATCGGTCAGACCCTGCACCTGGTCGGCGTTGAATCCGGCCGCCTTCGCGTTGTTGATGAGATTCGTCCGACCGTCCTGCAACCGCTGAACGTATAGCTCGGTGGCCTTCTTCGCGCCCATCGTCTTGAGATCGACCTGGAACTGTGCAGCGGCCGCGTCCTGCGCTTCCTTCGCGACATCCGATAGCATCGCCGCATTCGCGGAGCCCTGCGCGGTGTTCTCATCGAGCGATGCGCTGAACCCGTCGGCGCTGCCGTGCGCGGCAATGAACTCGTCCCGCTGCCGTGCGATCTCCGTGCTGATGTTCGCCAGCGATTCCTGATAGCGCGCGTTCTGATCGACCGCGCTGACGTTCTGACCGTTCGCCTCCATGAACTTATCGATCAGCTTGTCGAGTTCGTCAGCCAGCGTGTCCACCTGCGTTGTCGTCTCCAGGTACGCCTCCGCGGCGGTACGGGCGCCACCGGACGTCTCATCGAATGCGAACTTGAGGAGTGCCTGCGAGTTCTGCAAGTCGGTCCCGGATGTGACATTGATGCCCTGCTGTGTTGCGAGTTCTACGAGCTTCTCTCGGTACGGCTCCATCTGATTCAGGAGGTCGATCGTCTGCTGTTCGTTGAGGCCCATGTCTTCCGCGAGCAACAGGAACGCCTCATGCGCGGCAGGGAAGTCGGTCTCCGCGGTCGTCGTCAACTGCTCACCGATCCCCTGCAACGTAGTGCGGAAGCTGGCCTGCGCCGGGAGCCCGGCGAGGAACTCGTTGTTCAGATCACCGAGCAGGCCCCGCAGCGTCTCCTCCGACGCGCCGACGGCATCGAATCGGGCGATGAGTTGATCCGCTGCGGCGGCCTCGAACAGCTTGTCGGCCGACGGCGCGTTCGTGATGATGTTCTGCCACTCCGCGGTCGTCGTCTTCATGGAGTTGACCGCGTCCTGTAGCAATAGCACACCGACGACGGCGGCGGCGAGCGCGACGCCCCATGGACCGGTCAGGAAGCCGGCGACGCCCCTCATCGCGTTCATCGTCAGCGGCATTTCCGCGCTGAGCAGTGTCATCGCCGCGCGGAAGGCGATGATCTTGGGCACCGCCACGAGCAGCACGCCGCCGAAGATGAGCACGGCGCCGGTCAACAGCGTGAACACGCCGATCGCGCCCTGCAACTCCGCCGGGAGATCGCCCATGAAATTCGCGAAGTCACGCACCATGCCGGCAGCGCCGGCGACCGCGGGCATGAACACCTGGCCGAAGTCGATAGCCGCGTCCCGGATCGCGTTGCCGGTGATCTGTAGCTGCGATTCAAGCGTTGCATAGCGCTTCGTGGCCTCGTCCTGCAATGCGGTGCCGTCCGCGAACGCGGCGTTTCCGCCCTCCATCGCCTCGGTGAACATGTCGGACGCGGAAGCCGCTCGGAGTAGAGCGTCCCGCTGCCGGATCTCGGTGATGCCAAGCTCCTCCAGCATCCCGAGCGTGGAGCCGCCCTGCGACTCCGCATTTGCGAGGCCCTTTACGAACAGAGCCAGCGCCTCGCTCGGCTTGGTCCGCCACTTCTGCGCGAACTCCTCAGCGGACACTCCGGCGACCTTGGCGAACCGATCAAGCTGGTCGCCGCCCTTTTCGACGGACGCGGCAATCTCGATCATCGTCCGCGACATCGCCGTGCCGCCGGCTTCCGCCTCGATGCCAACGGAGGTCAGCGCGGTCGCGAGGCCGAGCACTTCGCCCTCGGAGAGACCGATTTGCACACCCGCGCCGGCGAGGCGCTGGGCCATCGCAACGATCTCGGATTCCGTTGCGGCGTATTTGTTGCCAAGATCCACAACTGCGGAGCCGAGATTGCGCGTCTGATCCTGCGACGTCCCCATGATGTTCATGAAGCGGGCGAGCGCGTCGGACGCCTCCTTCGCCGAGAGGTTCGTCGTCTCGCCGAGATCGATCATCGTGCGCGTGAATTGGACGACGCTGCCGGTCCGGACGCCCAACTGACCGGCGGCTTCCGCGACGCCGGCGATCTCCTCATGCGTCGCCGGGAGTACGCGCGTCAATCCACGGAGACCCGCCTCGACGGCAGCCAGCTGCCGCGGCGAGCCTTCGACGGTCTTCGTGACGCCCGCCCACGCAGACTGCCAACTGATCGCCGCGTGGGTCGCGAGTCCGAGCATCGCGACGAGCCCCGCGCCGGCGAGGAGCATCGGCCGACCCATCGTCGCGGCGGCATGCTGCGCGCCGAGAGAGAGCCCGGCCCATTCACCCTTTAGAGATCGGAGTTGACGGGCGACCTGGTCGCCGCCTTCGAGGGTGATCCTCGCGACGAGCCGGCCTACTTCGAACATCTGCTATCGCCGCCCTCCGCGTCGCTGTGCCCTCGATGGAAGCCAAGCGGACGATTCGCTCCCGGAGCCAGTGCCACGTCCGCGTGTCCCACACTGACGGCTCATCGTCGAGGTCGATACCGAAGTGTTGGTGCAGATCGACGGCAACGCCGTTGTCGAGATCCGGGAGGAGGCGTCGCCAGAGTTCATCGATGCTCACCCCCACAACGTCTTCGGAGCCCTCTTCGAGCGTCTGCTTCGCCTGTTGGGCGGCAACTTTGCGAGCGTCCCGCCACCACTGTGGGTAGTCGTATCGGCGGTATCGTCCATTTGCGTCAGGCTGTCCAATCCCGAACCGGGCGATGTCCTCGACGGTGAGAGCCCCAAACGGTACATCAGGACGTTCAGGGCCCGGAGAAAACCCACGGATCCCTCGCCGTGCTCGATGAACTGGTTCACCGCCTCCATGCCGGCAGCCGTCTGCCAGTAGAACGCGGCGATGCAGAGCGATTCGCCCTCCTCCTGCCGGATCGCCTCACCGGGCACGCTGTCATCCTCGCGCGCAACGTAGAGCGCGCCCGCCGGAATCCCCTCGGGCAAGCGCACGCTCGACGGTGGGAGCTTCACCGTGCCGTCGGGACCATATGTCTCGGTGTAGTCGCCAGACGCGCTGTAGCGATCCACCAGAGATCCGTTCATGCGTGCGTAGTTCGCGGGTCCGATGCATTCCATGAAGATCGCAGCGGTCGCGAGCGGATCAAGCTGCCCGATCGCAGCGTCCACGAATAGGCCGGTGAGTTCCCGACCACGTCGCGCGGGCAGCGGATCCACGTAGAACGGTTCCTCGATGCCATCGACTTCGAGCCGGAGTCGGCGGCCTTCCTGAATTGCCTTCGTCACAAGGGGTCTCCAATAGAGAGATATGTGTCGGGTGGCGCCCCCCAAGATGCGTCTGTTCGAGACCGCCACCCGACGTTCGGAGGTACTAGATCTTGATCCACGGGAACGCGAGCGACGCGCCCACCGGAGAGGTGACCGTGATCGGAGCGGAGCCGTTCGCGACTGCGGGAACCACGGCCGTGATGAGGCCGTCGTTCACGACCACGTACGAGGTCGCGTTGGTCGCAGCGAACTTGACGCCCGTTGCGCCCACCGTGCCGGTGAACTTCTCGCCCTCGATGTAGACCGTCGCGGCCGTCGCGGCCGTGCCGGGGGTGACAGCATCGATGATCGGGACGTTACCGGTCAGGACCGGGTTCGCGATCCAACCGCGGAACACGTACATCGTCGCGGTGATCGTGTAGAACGCCGCCGAGTCCCAGTCGGTATTGGTGCGGGTCGCGCTGATCGAGAAATCGGCATCCATCGCGTAGCTGGCGCCGAGCGCATCGTACGCGCGCATGCGCCGGATGTTGCTCACGCCGTTCGCCTTCGACGCATCGAGGAGGTCCTGCAACACGGCCTGGTACAGACCGTTCACGTCGCGCACCGCCTCCACGTCGAACGTCAGCACGAGATTGTCCCCGTACTTGAGCGCCTTCTCCACGCCCTTGGCCGCGTACGTCTGTCGGACGCGGTTCTTCGCCGTGAATGCGGGGTTGACGTTCGCCGCGTCCGCGAACCGGGTCGGGGAGCCGCCGCCCACACCGATGTAGAGATCCAGTAGGAACTCGAATGACTGCGCCGGAGTGCCGGTCTGCTGGACAATCGCGTCCCAGACATCATTGTTCGGCATAATGCCTTCCTTTCGTTCATCCCCTTCCGGGGTCTGGGTCCGGGACGTTCGGTCCCAGTGTCATTGTGTCTTATGTTGGGCGCGGTTTCCGCCAGCGCACCACATAATCCGAGATCCAGCCATATCGGCCGCGCTCATCACGAACGATCGGGGCCCGCGGTCCGGGCATGATCGCGCCGACACGCAGCCCGCCCATGTCCAGGTGCACCGCTGGGAAACCGTTGGGGTACGCGAGATCGTGGATCTCCTGCGCCATGTCCCGCACCGTCTGCGGAGCCGCGAATGCGGCGCCGCGAAGGCGGACCTGCAAGCCCTGTTCGATGTCTGCACGTCGAGACGCGATGACGGTGGGCGTGACGACAATGCACTGGTCCGGGCTCGGCGGCATGTCCGGACCGCGGTAGACGGGCCATACTGTTGCGGACGTGTACTGTCCTGTCGGGTTCCACGTCGCCGCGGTCTCCGCCGCGATCCATTCGGCGAAGCCGTCCACGACTCGATCCTGATCGTTCATCGGAATGCACCGCCAATCCCGGTGACGAGCGTCATCATGAGCGCGCCTCGGTTGTCCTCCAGCGTCTGCTCTAGGAACTTCGCCTGGCCCACGGCGTGTTGGTTCGAGAGCATTTCATGCACCCAGTACGCGTATGCCGCGTCGAACGCGACGAGCGAAGAGTTTCCGACATCCACGACATGCCCGGATGAGCGGAGACCGCCGGTCAGGATCGGCACGCGCGGGAGTGTGCGCTGCAATAGCTGTTCCGCGGCGTGTCGTCGCGCCTGGCGCTCAAAGACGAGCAGTCGTGATGCGATGACGTCTCCGAGCCATGTGTCTCGAACGGTCGTCATGGTTCACACCACCCACGCGCGAGCGTACGACGGGACCTGCGAATGCTCCAGGTATGCCGTCTTCACGACTTCGACCGTCCGCTCCATCGGCGTCCCGATCCATGTCCGGACGAGCGAGCCAACGGGAATGTACTGCTCCGCCTGCACGAGCACGTAGCCGGTGGAGAGGATCTGACTACCGCGTGTCTGCGCTTCCGAGCGATCATCCGAGACGAGGCTCGACTCTTCTACGACCTGCGCCGGGATGTCTCCGGTCTCCGCGTCCCACAGTGGACCGTTCGCATCGCCGTACGTCTGGCGGCGGCGCACGCGGATGCGCTGTTCGAGGAACAGATCGGGGATCTGCATCATGCGATCCCGGGCAGGTTGTCGACCCTATAGGAGGCCAGAACGCTCTCATCGAGCAGGCTCTCGAACAGCGCCGCGGCGAGTCCGTACGTCGTCTCGGAGTCCACGACATGCACCGACTTGATGCTGCGATCACGGCGTGTCGCGACGATGACCTGACCGAGCGGCGCGAGCAGTTCCAGAGGGCACGTCGTGAATCCGTGCGTCACATCCACTTCGACCGCGGCGTAGCCCGCCGGCCAGTACGTTCCCTTGCGCCGGATCCGCGCCCGACTGAACGAGATCTCGTACGTGCTCGCTGCATACACGCTGTCGTCGGACCCACGACGGATCTGCACGACGGTCGCGAGCTTCCGCGTCGGGAGCCGGAGTACGTCATCCATCGGAAGCGTGTCCAGTAGAAACGTCTCCGAGCGGACCGGCGCGATGTGCCAGCCGAGGTAGCGGCGCAGTGCTGCGACTGCGCCATCCACCTGGGCGTCGCTGAACGGCGAGCCGGGAAGGTGGGCCAGGCCGGATGCTGTGACGAGGTCATTCGGCATGACCCACCCCCCGTTCTCTTACTCGACCCGCTGCCAGGTCACGGTGGCGTCTACGACGGTGCCGCCGATGGATCCCGGCAGAGCCGGTGCCGAGGCACCGGAGGTCCCGCCGACCGTCGCGACGAGCGTGCCGCCGACGATGTAGACGCGCGCGCCGATCGCGAACGCGGTCGTCGCGGCCCACGGGATGTTGGTGAGCGAGCGACCAAGGAAATCCTTGTCACCCGCGACGACATCGCGTCCGAGCGAATCCTTCGCGGCGGTCGTGCCCGGCGTCGCGTTCGCGAGATCCCGGCCGAGGTAGTCTTCCTTGCGCAGAGTCGTGACCATTAGCTCTTACCACCCTTCGCACTGGAGGACTTGGTGTCCGCGCTGCCACCGGAGTCGTCCTCCGGAGCCGGTTCGGAAACCGACCCCAGAGGAGCAACAACGTTGGCCCGCTTGGACTTGGGCAGAGACGCAATGTACTCGTCCCACTCTGCGACGCTGAATGACCCGGTCGTGGCGACCCGACCATCCGGCAGTTCAAAGATGTCCATCTTCGGGCGCTCCCTTATGCGGCGTTGATGATCTTGTAGACGCCTGCGGCCTCGATCACCATCGGGGTGAAGTAGCCCGCGTACGCGACCTGCACGCCCAGCACCGAAGGCTCGACCACCTGCAACTGGCCGACCCGCTGTTCGTACACTTCGAGCGCGGCGGTCGAGAGCACGACACCGACGGTCGTCGCCGGAAGGCCCGCGGAAACGATCACCGGGATACCGGAGATCGAGCCCATGAGGCCCTGGCTGAAATCGGCGGCGGCGAAGCCGGACGACTGCGCGTTCTGCGGGTTCACCGGAGCGAACAACTGTCCCCAGTTGCCGAGCATCGCAGGCGGAACGACGAGCAGGATGCGCCCGGCGCCCTTCACTGCGGTGTAGATCTCGCCCGCTGCGGTCCACAGCGTCGAAGTGAGCGCGGCCGCGGTGTACGCCGCCGAACCCGTGCCCGCAAGCTCGAACGGCGTGCCGTCCGCGGCGTCCAGTGCGGTCGCCGCTGCCTTCTCGGTCTCGATCGCGTACTGCGTCGCGAGGTCCTGCACGATGATGTCGAACGCCGACGGGCTCGACAGGTCGATGTCCTGTCGCGACACGTTGACGTAACCGCCGTACGTGACGGCAGTGCCGGTCACACGGGAGATCGTCATCTTCTGAGAGACCAGTTCGGTCTTCTCATCTGCGGGTGCACCTGCGGAGCCCTGCTTCTGCACGAGCGTGCGCTGGGTGACCTTCGGCCGGTACCACGTCGCGCTCGGAAGCGGACGCGGGCCGAGTGCGGTCACGAGAGGACGCGCGCCGTCCACGAAGTTGACCACGGGCCCGATGATGGGGTCCGGGACGACGCCGGGGTTGTCGCTGGTCTTCTGGTGCGCTGCGGCGCGCATGTACAGTTCAAGGCGCTCGCGCGCGTCCCGGTTGCCCATGGACGAGTTGTACGCGTCCACGATGTACTCGCCGGCCGAGCGGTACTCGATCTCGCCGCGGTCCACCTGGCGGCGGTCCTGCGCGAGATCACGGTGCACCTCGGCTGCGCGAGCGCGAGCGTCCGCGATTGCCTTGCGGGAGCCTGACACGGTGTCAAGCTGAACGTCCAGTTCCTCGATGCGGCCGCGAGCGTCCGCGATCAACTGGGATTCGTTGGTGGTCAGATCACGACTCTGATCGCCGGCCGTACCGATAAGGCTCTCGATGAACGCGGACTTCTCCGCCTGTTCCTTCTCGATACGCACGATCATGGAGTCTGCCTGACTGACGTCAGTCAGCATTGATTCATTCCTTTGCTGGGGAGAGGCGACCTCCGGCATCTGCCGAGGTCAAGCGACGCCCTATCGGCATCACGGCTTTTGCGAGTGCCGCTGCCCTGTCAGCAACGCCGAATACCACGGATCGTTCAAGATCCGATCCAATTCGGGTGTGGAGACCGGCGTTTCCGGCTCCATTTGTTCCTGTGCCTGTCGCACGGAAAGAACCTCCGCCCCGGCATACGCCGGGTTGGGAACGAACGCGATGTGATCGAGGAAGGCCCGCCGAATCCGGCGGAGTCCGCCCAAGAGCTTCTGATCCGATTCCTTGACCAGCATACCGATAGAGCCGCGCAGAACGCCATCATCGGCGAGTCGGAGTGTTTCGTCTCCGAGCGGCGTCTGGGAGACTCGGACATCCGCGATGAGTCCGCGCGGGTCGTCGGTCACGTACTCGACGGCCTTTCCGATGACGCGCGTGTGGTCGTGGTCGCGGTTCGCGGTGACGTGCATCTTCGTCGCAGTGACGCGGTCGAACGCGCCGGGCTCGACCTCCTCCTCCATGACACGACCGCGGTACAGCACGGTCGCGCGCTCGCCATAGGGGACCACGATGAGTCGCACGATGCGCTCGGCGAAGTTCACCGAGTCGATCACTGCGTTGTCGCTGGAGCGGAGTTCGAGGGGCACGTCACGCGGCACTGAGATCCATTCACTCAGTCGTTCGGTCATGACTGGTCGCCTCCTGTCATCGAGGTGCTGGCGGCCGGTCCGCTCAGTCGTTCCATCGCTCGGGCCTCATCAGGCAGCATAACCCCGGCCTCGATCATGATCTTGTAGGCCTCCGCGCGTTCCTTTTGCGGCGCGCGCGAGTACTCATCGCGGTTCAGTTCAAGCTGCTGGCCGAGTGGGAGCAGCCAGTTCGAGAGTGCCGGCATCACGGACGCTGCCTTGACACGCAATGATGCGCGGTCGTGGAAGTCGAACAACTGCGAGACGTTCGAGTACGTCATGGAGTCGCCGCCGCTGGGTAGACCCATCAGGAACGGCGGGACCCCGAGCTTCACGCATATCCGCGACTCGGTCCACTGGGAGAGTTCGAGGAGCGCCATGTCTTTGGCCGACATCGCCTCCGCCTGCTCCAGGCGTGCGCCCTTGCCGAAGACGGCCGGCTCAGCGAAGTTGCGGCGCTTCGCTGCGACGAAATCACGCTGTAGCTCATCCGCCTCCGGCTTGCTCAGCTTCTGCTCGGTCGTGATCCATTCGAGAACGCGGCCGCCGTTCTCCGCGAGGGCATCTACGTAGCGCTGCAAGAGTAGAGCCGTCGTCATCCGCGCGCCGGCGCCGTCGAGCGGGCCGACGCCGCGCGGGTTGGAGAGATCGGTCGTTGACTGGTAGCGGATGTGCAGAACGTCCCCTGTCACGTCCGGACCGGAAGGCCCGCCGAGAAAGTAGTGCCGTGTCCCGTCGCGATCGGCTTCTACGTGCATCAGATACGGCGGGATGACCCGGAATCGGTTGGGATAGCCGCCGCGCTCGGTCACGGACCAGGCGCGACTCATCGCGAGGATGAACGCCTCGCCAAGCTGGAAGTCCCAGAACAATTGCTTCGCGAACTCCCCCCATGACTGGTAGACGAGTGGGTCGGGATTCTTCATCCACGTCAGCGACTCCACGACTTCGCCGTTGCGTGTGCGGTACACGGGCATCGTGGACAGGACCGATGCATTGAGGTCGATGCAATCCCATGCGGTATCGACCAGCTTGCCCATCGCGCCGGACCAGTTCGCGGTCGACCACTCGGCAGGCCAGCCTGACCACGGCGAGGGGTACAGCACCCCCAGCGAGCGCGGCTCGATCGCCGGCGGCTCCTCGATGACGAGCCCGTGCGGATCTCCGGGCACCCATCCTTCGCCTACGGACGCCGGAGAATTCGGGTTCGGAACGACACCTTCGTGATTCGCACCGAATCCGAGCAGATTCGCCCAGAAACCCATCTATCCATCCCCGATCTCGACCAGTTCCTCCCGACCGTACACAGACGGCCGATATTCTACGTAGCCGTCAACGATGATGACGACACGCGCGTCGTGTCGGCGGCGGTACGCGTCTCGCTCCCAGCGTTGCATATCCGTCGCGACTTCCGCGTCTGGCGCATGGAGTTGCGCCCATTCCGCAGCACGCGGGCCGACGACGAGCACCTTCTGCGGGGTCTCCGGGAGGTACACGTTCGCTCCGGATTCGTTCATTGCGATCCACGCCGCGAGCGTGACGCCTTCGAGTGGCGAGATATCGCCGGCGGAGATCCGCCGTCCCCACGCCCAGCGGTCCAGCACCGGCCGCTTGACCGCATTACGGACGGCCCCGTCGAGTTCCGGATCGGCGCGATGCGCGAGGAGTTCGTTCGCGACGAGCCGCGCGAGTTCACTAGATGCGTTGCAGACGTCATCGGTGGAGAGGATGCGGAGATCGATGCCCTCGAACTCCAGCGCCGGGACGAGCGGTGCCGCGGGGCCGCGGCCGTCGATCGCGACGGGCACGTTGAATCGGTCCGCCCATGACTTCGCAGCTTCGACCAGCCAGCCGACGCCGGGCCCGTACTGGAGCGAACGCACATGCACGACGCCTTCCTCATCCACTGCCGCGGCCGTGATGCTGGAGTGTGTCTGCTCGATGCCGGTTGCGACTGCGAGCGCGCTCGGTTCGAGTCCCTTCGGGAGTTCGCGGAGCAGGTCGCCCCACTGGCCGGCGAATACGTCGATCGCGTCTTCATCCCAGATGCCCAGGCCCTCGCGGAGCCACGAGTCCGGCGACAGTCGCTTCCGGAGTCGCATCATCGACGTCATCGGTGTCCTGTGCGGGTACGACGGGTTCGCCTTCTCCCACTGGTCGTGATCGTCCGGGTCCGCGTCCGGGTCCGCGCCGCACTCGATCCACACGAGACCGTCGGAGTTCTCCTCCGCCATCGCCTCCGCGCGCATGCGCTTGAACGCGGCCGCAGGATCGGTCGGCTTGGGAGGCGTGCCCACGAAGATCGCGAGTCCGTTCTCCGCGGTGTTCATCGCGGCGAGCATGTCGTCCATCGCGCGCTCCGGGAGGATCTGCGCCTCATCGCAGACGATGATGTCCACGCCGGGGATTCCACGGCCGAAGCCGCGAGCGCGAGCACCGAACAGGATCCGGGAGCCGTTGCGGAAGATGATTTCCTTGTGATTGTCGGACGCGAAGCGCTTGAGCACGTGCGACGAGATCAGCGGCCTATGAGACGCGGTCTCCATCGCCGTGAACGTCTCCGCCGACGTATCGCCGTGATGCGCCGTCCAGAGGATGAGCAGCCCGGGGAATCGGACGCACAGCGCGAACATCATGAACCCGATGAGATACGTCTTGCCCACCTGCCGGGGGAGCGACATCCCGACGCCCTCGACCGTCGCGCAGTAGTGCCCGTCCTCGTCCACGCCAAGGATCAGTTGACCCGCGCCGTCCTGCCACGCGTCGAACTCCACGCCGAGCTTGCGGAACGTGGAATCGAGATCGAACCAGACGGAATCGACCATCCGTGTGGGCACCGCCAACCGGCGGGCCACATCAGATAGCGGTCGAGTCCCAGGTACGACGCTCGCCACGCTCGGCATCCGCCTCCGCCTTCGCCTTGTCGTCAAGCTGCCGGATCGCGTTATCGGTGTCTCGCAGCATCCGCATGACGTTGACCACGTACGCCGCGGGCACGCCGTCATCGAGCCGGGCTGCCAGATGCTCGCGCATCGTCATCAGCACATCCCGCGGCTCTCCGGCGATCGCGGTCGAGAACTTCCTCACCTCGCCGTCGGACGGCTTCACCGGAGGAACCGGAAGCTGCGCCACCGGCCGAACCGGAGGTTCCTTGTCCTTACCCCGAGCCATCAGCGATACCTCCTGCCCATCCTCGCCACCGCGTCCGTGGGGCTCACAACAGCAACGATACGCACGTCACCACTCGGCAGGGGGTCACAAACGCTTACAGGAGCGCTGAGCCTTTCAAATCGGGCATGTGTGTCGGGACTCCCCCGGAGTCTTCCCCCCTGCATGTTCAAAAAACCCGAACACATTTTCCGAGCGACGCAACACGAACGTGTACGAGGTTGGCTGTCTACGAGTCGAGTCGATTCAGCATCGACGTCATCGACGTATGTGCACATGAGAGAGGAGACGACGATCACGT